TCTGCCCGGCTAGTAGGATGCGGCACACATAAGACCGGTCACAAAACGCCTGGGCGGCCAAGACTGTGGATGACCTGGTGCCATCGCACAGCGCCAAGATTCGATCACGAGCGCCCATTGCCGCTATCCATTGTTAGCAACGCACCAGCCATTCTGCGGACTTCATCAGTGACCGCGTGGCCCAAGTCCTCTGGGTCAACAATGCGCAGCATGAAGGTGCGCATCCGCACGTTGTGGTCTGTGATATGAACCGCCGCCCGCTCCAGCGCCGCTGCCCCGGCGGTAATGTTTTGCAGGTGGGTGTAGAGGAACTCCGAAGATTCTAATAATTTAGACATAGATTACTTTACGAGTATGTCGAAATACGACAGCATGAGGGCCAGGCCGGCGGCGACAACAGCCACGTACCCAAGAAGTTTGGCTATGCGGCGCATAAGGCTGGGCCGTGTTGTGCTGATGGCGTAGGCGTAGTTGCCGTGGCCAGGAAACGCCTGGTCCATTGTTCGTGCGAACTTGTTTCTCATGACGCCACCACCACGTAGTGGTGCTCGCAATGAGCGTTCCAGATTGCGTAATCCGCGTCTATCAATGGGCGCACGGCGTTGAGGTCGGCCCGCTGCTGACGACCGCGCCTCCAGACCGTGTCGTCGTCGGACCACTCAAACGACCAGTCATGGGCGTTGAGGGCTTTGATGTATTGCTCTGTGTTCATTGTGTTTTCCTTTATGTACGCCAAGTGCGTATAACGAATCATGGACTCTTTTTTGCCAGGCGTCAACCAGTTATTGCAGTCAATGTAAAATTAATGCATGAACCCTATACAGCGCATCAAAGATCAAGCCAAGCCGCTCGGCATAACAATGACCGCCATCTGCGCACATGCAGGCATACACCAAAGCCAGGCTAGTCGCTGGCTGAAGGGTCGCGCACGTCCGCTGTATGAGTCCGTGGAGGCATTGGAGACGGCACTGGCAGAGCTGATTGCTGCAAAGAATCCAGCAGGGCCAGGTCCAGGGCGTGCCGAAGCAGTCCAGAGCGTGACCATCTAAACCTAGACGCCAAGGCGTCTACCTCTGCCAGTTTACCTGGGTCGAGGTAGACGCCCACCAGCCGTTTACCAGTTATCGTCATCGGCTACCGTTTCAGCAACGGCTGCTGCTGCTGCTGTTGATGTGGCCACACCGAAGTCGGCTGCGGCACTTGGTCGGACACCACCCAGCGACTCACCCTTGCTCATGAGCTGCACGTTGTTTAGGCCAAAGCTCACGCCCTTATTGCCAGCTGCGTCATACGCGTAGGCGTTCAGTGACACGCGGCCCCAGTCGCCAGATGCCACGTCGTCTGACCCAAGCAGCTCAACGCCGCTGGAGTCAATGATGCCTGGCCGCTTACTCGACTTAACGGTCATGAAGAAGTGGTCCTTGTACTCTGGACCCAAAGCTGATCCATCGACCTTTGTCTCGGTGTCGCCATCGCGCATAGGGTTACGTACTTTAGCTGGCACCTTGTCGCCCCACTTGGCCGCCAACGCAGCCTTGGCCGCAGCCTTCAAGGCCGCCACGGTGGCGGTGTCTGACTTGGCCACCAATATCTGGGTGCTGAATTCGTCCTTGCCGTTGAATTCGTTACGGCGTGGGCTGCATACGTTGCAGAAGCTGAAGCGGATCTTGTTGGTTACTACTCGTGTTGTCATGTCGTTCTTTCGTTTTGATCGTTTTGATCGCTATGCCCATCCAAGCCGGATGAGTGCGTTTAATGTAACACACTTTAAAACATTTTTAAACCCTGATACACTACATGCAAATCAAACGATCAAAACGAAGGAACGATATGAGATTTGGATCAGTATGCAGCGGCATTGAGGCCGCGTCTGTTGCTTGGCACCCACTGGGTTGGCAGGCCGCGTGGCTCTCAGAGATTGAGCCTTTTCCGTCTGCGGTGCTTGCGCACCATTACCCAGACACCCCCAATTTGGGCGACATGACCACACTTCCAGAGCGCATCAAGTCTGGCGAGGTGGAGGCGCCAGACCTATTCTGCGGCGGCACACCGTGCCAAGCGTTTAGCGTTGCCGGCCTACGCAACAGCCTTGACGACGACCGGGGGAACCTTTCATTAACCTTTGTGGAGATAGCCAATGCAATTGACAACAGACGACAGAACCTTGGACATGTTCCAGCCATCATTTTCTGGGAGAACGTCCCCGGAGTACTCAGCACCAAAGACAACGCCTTCGGATGTTTTCTTGGAGCGCTTGCCGGTGAAGATGAGCCGGTCATCCCAGCAGGGGATAAATGGACGAACGCTGGTTGTGTGTATGGTCCCCAAAGAACAGTCGCGTGGCGGGTCCTCGACGCCCAATATTTCGGAGTGGCCCAACGACGCCGACGTGTGTTCGTTGTCGCAAGTGCTAGAGACGAGTTTGATCCAGTCAAGGTTCTTTTTGAGTCCGAAGGCGTGCGCCGGGATACTGCGCCGAGCAGAGAAAAGAGGGAGGCAGTTGCCGCCAGCGCTGGAGCAAGCGCTGCATTCGGTGGCATGTCGCCAGTTGCAGGAACCCTCACCGCCAACACAGGCGGCATGACCCGACCCGCTGGCAACGCCAACGAGCTGGACTTTTGTGTGCCAATGGGATGTGAGTTTGGGCCGTCAGGCGGTCGCCTCACCGACCTAAACCCAACGCTGGACACCCGTGCCAAGGATGGCCCAGTGCGCAACCAATTGGCCGGCGCGGTACTAACCATGGCCCACGGACAGGGTGGCGCTGAGATTGCAACCGACCGCGCACCAACGTTGACCTGCAACCAAGCCCCAATTGCTGTGTATGGCATACTTGGTAACTGGATTGGCCGTAAACCAGAAAACGGAGGTAACGCAACCACGCCAATGCACGATATTGCGCCATGCCTCACGAAAACAGACGTTCATGGCGTCGCGCGGCCGATTGCTTTTCACCCAACCCAAACCCCGATCAGCAGCACAGACGGCTCCACACATGCGCTAGGCTGTGGGTCAAGCCACGGGCAGGCAAGTGTGGCGGTGGCGCAGTCAATGCAAGTCCGTCGACTGACCCCAGTTGAGTGCGAACGCCTGCAAGGTTTCCCCGACGGCTACACCAACATCCCTTGGCGCAAAAAGGAGGAGTCCCCAGACGGGCCACGCTACAAGGCTCTGGGCAACTCATGGGCTGTGCCCGTGGTGCGATGGATTGGGCAAAGGATACAGGCGGCCATCCAATGAACCTCTACCCACACCAGCAGGTCGCTAAAGACTTTTTATTAAAGACCAAGCGGGCAATACTTGCGGACCAGCCAAGGGTGGGCAAGACGCTGCCTACGGCGGCGGCTGCAGCTGAGCACCTGCCAGCTTTAATCGTGTGCCCAGCTATCGCCAAGACGGTCTGGGAGCGCGCATTCAACGCCGTCAACCCAGACCTCAAGGTGACCGTCGTCAACGGCCGGAAGGAGGCGCAAGACATCAACCTGTGCGACGTTGTTGTTGTCAACTACGACGTGGTGCAGTACATCAGCCCGACCCTGTTTAAGAAGTTTGGAACCATGGTGTGCGACGAGAGCCACCGGATCAAAAGTCCAGAGGCCAAGCGCACCAAGGCTTGCATGGACGCGATGAAGGAGATCAAGCGCGTCTACTGCCTGTCTGGCACGCCGATACCTAACCGCCCCATCGAGTTGTGGCCGATGCTTCACGCCCTGGGCATCTACCGCAACGGCTACTACGAGTTTGCCGCTCGCTACGCACGCATGTGGACGGCGCCATGGGGGCTGGACGTGTCCGGCGCATCAAACCTGCCGGAGCTGAAGGCGCTCATGATCCCACACGTCCTGCGGCGCAAGAAAGAAAACGTGTTCACCGACTACCAAAACCCACAAGTGTCGCTCATCACCTTTGACCTGCCAGTCGACAAGCGTGAGCGTGACTTTGACGTAGACGCGCTGGTCGAAAACCCAAGCGCCCTGATGGCCATCGAAGGCCTGTCTGAAGTTATGAAAGAGGCCGGCATGCGCAAGATCAAGCCGTCTGTAGAGTTCATCAACAACCTGCTGGAGTCGCAGGACCAGGTCGTCGTGTTCGCGCACCACAAGGATGTGGTGGCCGGACTGGTGGAGGGTCTGAAGGCCCACAAGCCGGTGTCGATCACCGGCGACACGCCGAGGAAAAAACGCGACGAGTACATCGCAGACTTTCAGGCCAACCGATCCAAGGTCATTGTCGGGAATATCGCTAGTATGTCTGAGGGCGTTGACCTGTCAGCAGCAGACACCGTGGTGTTTGTTGAAGCAACCTGGCAGACGTCTGCACTGGAGCAGGCGTCAAGCCGTATCGAAAACGTGAGCAAGGGGTCATTCCGGCCCATGGTCTATATGCTCACGATCCGCGCATCACTTGACCACAACGTGTTGGCCAAGGTGCTGCGCAAGCTGCAAGTTATAGACCAGATCATTTAACCCGAAGGAGAAATCACAATGACACGCAAGAAAGACCCAAACAGCATAAGCGGCAAGATCAGAGCCGCCATCGCCAACAACCCGAAGCTGCGCAACAAGTTGCTGGCCAAGGACCTTGGCACCACCTCATCGTTTGTCTCGGCCATCCGTGGCCAGATGCGCAGGCAGATCATCAGGGACATCAACGCCTTTCCGTATGTGCCAAAGCCGGAGTTGCCGGTGGTGCCAGCTATGGCGATGAAGATGGCCATTGAATGGGCGGCCACCGAGGAAGAGGAAGAGGCGTTCCAGGCGTTGGCCAACGCCCAGCAGGTCGGTGGCAGCCACTACAAGTCCAAGGCCATACAGCCGTGGGACTACATCGCATCAAACCAGCTTGGCTACCTAGAGGGCAACGTCGTCAAGTACGTGAGCCGCTGGAAGGACAAGGGCGGGCTGGAGGACCTGAAGAAGGCGCAGCACTACTTAACAAAACTTATTGAGGTGAACCAATGACCACCAGTGAAGTAGATTTTTTACGCAAGTACGAAATATGGCTGGATTGGCACCGGGAAAACCCAAAGGTTTGGGGATACTTCAAGCAATTTTCTCTTGAAGCAGCCCATTCTGGGAGGAAGCACATTAGCCATTGGCTGATCGTTAACCGCATCAGGTGGGAGGTGTCAATTACCACCACCGGCCACGACTTCAAGATTAGCAACAACCACATCGCTTTTTATACCCGCCTTTGGAGGGTGGCGTATCCGGGGTTTAGAAATATCTTTACGACAAAGATGATGAAGGGCGAGATAGAAGTCAATTACATGGAGGCACTATGACAACCGAACACACCACACGCAAACACGCCAGGCTGTCAGCCTCACGCGCCGAGCGGTTCATGCCGTGCCCAGGCTCTGTGCGCCTAGAGGCAAAGATGCCTTACGAGCAGGCAGGACCAGCGGCGCAGTACGGCACAGACGTCCACGAGCTGGCGGAGCACCTGATGCGCGGCGACGTCGTCGACTACGCCAAGTACGACCAAGACCAGATGGACATAGCCGAGGCGTACATCAAGTACATCGACGCCATCGCCGAGAACCCGCGCAAGAAGCTGATCGAGGTCAACGTTGATAAGGGCCTCAAGTCCCTGCACTCAGCCCTTGGCGGTACCGCAGACGCGGTCATAGTCGACGGCAACACGCTGCACGTTGTTGACCTAAAGACCGGACGCGTGCCGGTCGATGCGGAAGAAAACCTGCAGCTCATGACCTACGCGCTGGGTGCTATGCGCCAGCTCAATGCACCGGACACCATTGAGGTGGTGCTGCACATCTTCCAGCCAAGGACTGGCAGCTCGCTGTGGGAAACCACTGGCCAGCGGCTAATCCAACACGGCGAGCAGATCACGGCATCCGCCGACCTCGCGCTGTCAGACGACGGCCCAACCAACCCAGGGGAGAAGCAGTGCAAGTACTGCCGCGCCAAGACCATCTGCCCGGCTCTTAGGGAGAAGGCGACCGAGGCCGCCAGGCTGGACTTTGAGGGGAAGGACACAGACTGCGACACGTTGGTCACACCAGAGACGCTTGAGCTTGCACACGTGGTCGCGACGTGGTCTGAGGCCGTTATAGAGGCTGCAAAACGCCAGATGGACACTTCACCAATCCAGGGGTGGGCCATGCGTGATGGGAGCCGCACGAAGTTCTGGAGTGCTCTAGCCATGGTTGAGGAGGTCTTGAAGGATGACCCTACCGCTTGGAAGTTAAAGTCACCTGCTGCCATCTTAAAGTTGGGCATCCAGCTACCGGATGGCATGATCGGCGAGAAGCAGTCCGTATCAAGCCTGGTGCGTGCCAAAACATAAAAAAATGCCCAGTGGTGGAAGCCACTGGGCATAACCGTAAAGGAGAACACGCAATGAACCGAAGTTCAGAAACAATTTTATCAGTAGACGGCAGCAAGAGGGTGGCTTTAGCGATTGCAGATATGTGCCCAAACGCATATTTTTGTCTGTTCACAGCGACAGACGACGGCCGCAAGCTGCCGCGCTCTAAGGCCGGACCTGGTGTCTCTATGGAGACAGACAAGGCAGACCTGTACACGCCAGACGAGGTCAGGGCGCACGACAGATTGGCGGACAACAACTACTGGGGCCTGTACATGCACGAGCCTCTTACAGACATGTTTGACTCGGCAGTCCTGACCGTGCTGGACGTTGACCTCAAGCGCAGCACGTCAACCACCGACATGCGCATACAGCGCCTGGCCAAGTGGGCCAAGGACCATGGCCACATGGCTGAGCGCAGCCACAGCAAGAAGGGCCGCCACGTCATTTTCTTGGCCAAGCCGTCCATCGACATACTGCCCAAGTACAAGCTGCAGGACCACCAAGAGATCGAGGTCTTTGGCCAGCCAACCAGCCCAAAGAAGTCGCTAATGCTGACCGGTGACATGCTGACCCAAGACGCCATCAACAACCAAGACGTAGACGTCGCGGCCCTTATCCAGGAGCTTGGCATCAAGTCTGAGCCTGAGCAGAAAAAACCCCAGCCCTTACTTCTGGTCAACTATTCGAACCCGGCTGATGACCTGTCAAAGGCCGATGCCGCGTTGCGCCACATCTCACCGGACGTGGACTACGCCGAGTGGATACAGCTCGGCCAGGCGCTGCACGACGGGTTCGGTGACCAAGGCCACGACGTATGGTCCAGATGGTCGCAGCAGGGTGAGAAGTACCAAGGAGCCAAGGACCTTGACAGCCACTGGAAGAGCTTTAACGCATCAAAAGGCGTTGGCCTCGGCACTTTATT